CGTCTGACTCGTGATGTTGACCTTCGTTACACTCCTCAAAATCAAGCGGTCGGGCAGTTCACGCTTGCCGTGAATCGGAATTTTAAGAACCAGAATGGTGAATATGATGCTGATTTTATCAACTGTGTGATTTGGGGCAAATCGGCTGAGAACTTCGCAAATTGGACCAAGAAAGGCAATCTTGTCGGCATCACTGGTCGTGTCCAGACTCGCAATTATGAAAATCAACAAGGGCAGCGTGTGTATGTGACAGAAGTCGTTGCTGAAAGCTTCCAGCTTCTCGAAAAGCGTGACAATTCTGCAAATCAGAATTCTATGGCCGAGCAGATGCCTCCTTCGTTTGCAGGCGATCCAATGGACATCAAGGATGACGACTTACCGTTTTAGGAGGTGACAAAATGGCACAAAGACGAATGTTTAGTAAGAAAATTACTGACACAGACCATTTTCTTGAGATGCCTCTATCCGCACAAGCTCTCTACTTTCATCTAAACATGGGAGCAGATGATGAAGGTTTCATAGACCGTGCTCGAACGATTCAGCGGACTATCAGAGCCAGCGATGACGATATGAAAATCCTTATCGCAAAAGGTTTTCTGATTCCGTTCGAAAGTGGTGTGGTTGTTATTCGGCACTGGCGAATTCACAACTACATCCAATCTGACCGATTCCAAACGACTATTTACCAGGATGAGAAATCTCACTTGGAATATGATCAATCGAAAGTGGCTAATTTTAACGCTGAGAAAAAATGTATACATGATGTATCCATTTCGGAGCCACAGGTTAGGTTAGGTAAGGATAGGTTAGATAAGGATAGGTTAACTACCTATAGTACTGATTCTGACGAATCACACGAGGAGCCTATCCCTTACCAGGAAATCGTTGAGCATCTGAACAACACATGCGGGAAAGGTTACACTCACACTGGGAAATCCACTCGCAAGTTAATCCGTGCTAGATGGAATGATGGTTTTAGGTTAGATGATTTTAAAAAGGTGATCGATACCAAGAGCCGGGACTGGTTGAAGAATAAGGATATGAATAAGTATTTGAGACCAGAGACTTTGTTTGGGACTAAATTTGAAACGTACTTAAACGAAGGTCCTCGCTCTAATCGAAATAGTAGCGATGATATAGGGGTTTAACATGATTACATTAGCAGATATCATCGAAGCGTTTGAGAAGGAATTTTACCCTCTCAGTGACTCGATGAAAGAACGCATGTTAGCTCATCCTGATCCAAAGACTGTGCTGGGTAAACTGGCACACCTTATGGATTGTGCGAGGTGTGGCCATGCAGGATAAGGAAGTAATTGTATTTGGTCGATGGGCCATGACGAAAATTGACAAGGTATGCCCGAAACATGGTGAACAGATGTATGCGGTCGGACCGAATCAAGTCGAGGTTTGTCAGGCTTGTGGCAAAGAGTCTATCGAACGTGATGAGCAGAAGACACAGCTGGAATACTGGAAACTGGAAGACAAGCGGGCAGAAGCTAAACGATTGGATGTGTTGTTTAATTCGTCCATCGTGAATGCTGAATTGAGAAATGCGACTCTTGGGAACTTCGAGGCGACGACCACTAGGCAGAAAGAAATGCTTTCTGCTGCTAACAGGATAGTGGATGAATACTGCAATGGAGCGACCAATAATGTTTTGTTTCTCGGCCCAGCTGGCGTAGGTAAGAGTCATCTTGCTTACGGAATCATCAAGGACGTGTCTAATCGGACTAAGAAGCATGCGATGTTTATCAAATTGCCTGAGCTGTTGGCTAAAATCAGAAATGATTTTGGCAACGAGGAACAGACGGAGCAGAAGTGGATTGCTCGACTTTCCAAGGTCCCGTTCCTTGTCCTGGACGATTTAGGGCAAGAGAAGATTAGCGACTGGTCCAAGAGTATCTTATTCTCTATCCTGGACAATCGAAACTGCACGATTATCACAAGCAATCTTGAGAGTAGTGCTGATATTGAGTCAGTCTACAATCAGGCTATCATGGATCGTGCATGTAAGGGGGTTGATAAGAACCACGGATTTAAGTTTGATGGAATGACTAGCATGCGGAGAAAGCATTTTTGATGGGGTGGGCTATGGTTGAATTAGTGAAATACGACAGCGATCAGCGTCAACGATTCCCGAAGAATTTGAACCGCTTTCGGAAAGAGCAGGGCTTATCAAAGAACAAGCTCGCTCTTCGTCTTGGGTGGGCCTATAATACGATTACGGCTTGGGAACGGGGGGCACGTATGCCGAACCAAGACGCAATCGAGGACCTATGCTCGTTCTTTGGAATAACCGAGACAGATCTTCTGGGTTCGCCCGTCAAGCTCCGGACGTTCGCCTATTATCACAAAGGCAAGCTCATGGCGACGGGAACGCTACAAGAGATTGCAGACCAGACCAGGGCGAAAATCGAGAGCTTGCGAAGCTTGCTTTCAAAATCGAAGAATCCAAAAGAAGGTTGGAAGACGTACCTCGTGGAGATCAAAGACGAGACTCGCTATACTATCGAATTTACGCAGACGTTCACGATCGACGAGATTGAACGGCACGGCCTCGGGTGGCTTCGAAATAACCCGCTAGCAAGAATTGAGGAGGTGAAGGGATGAATAAGAAAGAGTTGATTAAACATTACGAGGATATGTCTGAAAAGCTTAATGTTTTTCCTATTGTTGCAATTAGCAGAGTCTTGAAAGATTTACGACAACTAAACGAACCAGAGAAAGTCACATTACCGAAGTTTGTGGCCGATCTGATCAAGTATGCAAAGGAACACGATTGGGATCTTGAGGACACTTTCCAAGACATAGTTGATAATGACGGTAGTTCGGATATATACCAATGGTATTATACTAATAGTGATAATATGGACAAATTAGCCCGTGCTTGGCTTGACGGCTACGAGGNTCTCGCTTGGATTTTTGGCTACAAGGTCAAAAAAGAGAAGCGGTATAGGGTGAAGATGAAAAATGCATATTACNGGTATCGGGTGAAGATGAAGAATATACATAGTTATTCATCTACATTAAAACTTGATGACATCACGGGAGAATACTTCTTCGGAAATGAAGTACAAATGTGTGCGTCATCAAGCAACCACACCCGCAAAGAGTTAGAACAAGCCGGTTTTGGTTGGGTGTTTGAATGTCCGGNAATAAATATCCTCAATTTCTTTGCGAAACAGACAATGGTATCTTCTGGGCAGCCGAAATCGATCTGCGCAAAACTAAATTCACCCGCAAAGA